TGGTGTTGGAAATACCATTGAGCCGCCGCCTGTTAAAGTAACTGTTACAGCAGATCCAGAAAGGTATAATCCTGAAGGGTTTAAATAAGATCCTGTCGCAATAAATGGACCTGTCACTAATACAGTACGGTTAAATTTTCCTATATTAGATTGATGGTATGCACTGCTAGGATATGAGTACGGTCCTGATATTCTTTCGTTGTTTGCCATGTTATACTTTTTTAAGTTCTTTTACTAATTCATGATAACGTAACAAACTTAAAATATGATTGTCTTTAATTGTTTTTGCAGTTGCAATTTCTTTTAATAGATTAGAAACTTCAGACAATTTAATTTTAACAATCTTATCGTCAACTTTAGCAGTTAATGACTTTAAAGACTTTTGAAGGGTATTAACTTCTTCAGTAACAAAAGTTTTTAATTCTGTTCCTTCTGATATAGAGTTAATGTAATTTCTTAAAATAGATTTTTGACCTTCATTTAAGCCAGAATACTTTTCATTAAATTTATCAACTAAAATTTTATATGACAATAAACGAACTTCTTTATCTTGCTTTACAAAAGCTGACATTTCGTTTAATTCAGCTTGCTTTTTAACTTCTTTACGAGTGATGTGCTCAATTAAAGTGTATCTGTTATTAACAGCGTCTACAGGGTTATCTGCAATAGTAAATTCAAATAATTTATAAACAGCAGCTAGCGTTTTATAGTTATTTACTTTAGTTTTAAAAAAATCTTCTAATACGTAATTAGCTTTAATTTCTTTAATTAAGTTATACTTCTGTCTGTTTAAAATTGATTGGTTAAGACTTGTTCTAGCAGCTACCACGGCGTCAATTAAATGATTTGCCTTATCTTCTTTAGAAAATCTCTCTTTTACTAAAGTTTGATACAAATTAAGTTCTTTTGCTAATTCTGTTGATTTAGCAAAGTATTTCTTAATCATTGGTATTGCCTTTGAATCATTATTGTTCAAAGTATCTGAAGCTACTTGGCGTACCAAAAGTTCAAATAACACACCTGTATTTTTAAACTTTGAATGCTTTAAATTTTTCATTTAGGCTTTTTTGTTTCTTAATAATAAATATGGTACTAATGATCTTTTAAAATTATTCTGGCAATATATTTGACTCGTCAAGTAAATTACCTTCGCCTTCATTTAATACTTTTATTTTTTTACTTGTAAATTTTGATAACCCATACTTTTTAATAGTATCAGACGCAGATTCATTTCTAGCGTTTTTCCAAGCTACTTTTCCTATAGGATCGTATCCTCTAGGATGATCATGAGTATTGTACTTCATACCTTCTTTAGGTCGACCAGCGCCAGGCCAGCCGCCGTCAGGAGTTATTTCTTGTCGACGTTTTGTATCGTATTTTTTTTGAAGGTCTTTATTAATTCCTTCTTCCGTAGTCGTTTCTTCTTCTCCACCCGCTGCAAACGGATTAGCTCCGGCTTCTTCGCCACCCTCTTCAGTTTCTTCTTTTTCTTCAGGCTCTGTAGCAGGATCTTTTCCTTCTTCAGTTATTTTAGTAAGACGGAAAGTTTCTTTACCATCCTCAACTAATCCTAATTCAATATTTTCAGATTCTTCTTGAGTAAAGTTAAAGATATTTTTATAAATCCATTCTTTAGAAAACAATTTCTTTTCTATCATTGAACCTGCTAAATCAACTTTAGTATTGTATAAAGTTAATTTTTCTTGCTCATAAATAGTCGAAGGAGAAGTCATTGTTAGTTCAAAATCAACTAACTCTGCATTTTTAAATCCTTGAGCATATAAATGCACAATAGCAATTTTATGTAATTCAGAAATTACAATACGCTGAATACGTTCAATGGTTCTAGCAAAGCGAACATCTTCAGCAGCTAGCGTAGCTTTACCTGAAATACCTTCTTCATATCCTAAAAATGCTTTAGGCACTTTTAAAGCTGCCATCATTTTATTACGAAGATATTCAATATCATCAATACCGGTAAATTCCATACCAGCTAATGTATCAATTTCTGTTCCTGACTGACCACCACGAACTGGTAAGAAGTAATCTTCCAACATGTTTTGCATATTGAATTTAAGATTGTAATCTCCGGTTTGTGGATCAACGTAAGGAACTTTTCTCATCTGGTTGATAATTTTTTGCATGTAATTATCAACTTCATTAGGAGGAATATTTCCTACGTCTACTTTAAATATACGTTTTTCAGGAGCACGCATAACACGATGAATTAACATCGCGTCTTCCATTAATGTTAATTGCTTCCAAACTTTACGTGCTGGCTCAATCATTGATTTACCATAAGGTAAAAAGTTTGAATCATTTAGTAAACGAAAGTGAGCAATTTCAAAATTTTCATAAGTAATATTTCCGCCGCCTAACTGCTTGAATTGTACGTGATATGGGTTTTCTAAAGACATACCCTCCTCACGAATAACTTCATAAGCAGACATTGGCACTACATTGATAATACCAATTTCTTCTTGAATATCTAATTTAAGGTAAAGGTCTCCGTATTTACACATATTACGAACCCATGGCCATAAATTAAATTCAATATTTAAAATGTCGTAAAATAAATTGTGAAGAATTTTTTTAACGTTTTCGTTATCGCTGGTAATGCGTAATACATCACCAAAATCGTCTTTCATAACTGTTTCGTCCGCATAGATATCTAATGCCGAAGCAATGATAGAATCTTGATCCATTACTTCATAATCGGTATACAATTCAGTTTTAGAAGAAAAATAATTGTAGTTTGGATTGTAAGTATTTAATGAATGAGGACGAACACCATGTAAACGAGTAAAACGATCAATGTACTTAGAGTTATGTGCATTGCCTAACGATTGTAAATGAGAATTATCAACTACTTTAAGTTGATCCTTACCTACTTTGCGAACAATAACATTACTATTGAAAAGACGTTTTAATCGTCCATATAATGTTTTTTCTGCCATATTAAATTAGCCTAATTTTAAAATAAATATCAGAAATCCTAATAACTGGTTTATTTTAATAGCCAAGTTAAATCTTCATCCATGCCAGTTTTACCTACAGGCATAGTCCACCCAGAATCTTTACGCATTCCTGAAGTGCTATTATACATTCCTGAAGACGGCTTACCGAAATAATCTAAAGTTTTTCTATTTAAGTCAATACCTTGTTGTCTTAATTTAAGTGCAGTATCTCGAATCCATAATCCTATAGAAAATGACATTACTAAATCGTCATTATATCCACGTTGTGCTTCTGGACGAGCTCCGTTCCATACAAATACAAACAACTCGTCTACTAATCGCTTACTACGAACAACAGGTACTCGTTCTCGCATATAAGTGTCTAATTTAGAAATAACCAATGGACGAGTTCGAGATGATGTAGTAAATCCAGGAGTCATTTGAGAAGTATCTTTTAAATCAACATATCTTGCTAATTGCTGTGATACATCTGATACTCCGCCTTCTTTAGGAGAATAATATAAATTTTTATAATTTCTATCTATTGCAACTTGAATTGAAGCCCAGCCTACATTAGCATTTTCAATTACAAGTAAGGCATCGTTATATTCAGTGGCAATATTAACTAACATATTGCCATAATCCTTAGTAGCTATTTGCCCTTTAAATTCAGCTACTTGTGTTACAGATTCAATTTCAATTACGTGAAATGCAGAGTAGTCAGCCCCGTCTCCACGAGCAACGTCAGCTACTACAACGTAATTTTTTGTATAGTCTGGCTCTTCCCAAATCCATAACTCTCCATTTTGACCACGAGTTTGAATAGGTTCTTTTACGTGAGTTGTTTCGTACCATTTTAATAACGAACCTTCGATTACGGATTGCCCTGAAGTAATAAAGTCACAATCACATTCTTGAGCAGCACCTTTAACTCCTAACAATTCATCTTGCTTATCTCTCCAAGTTTGATCTCTTTCAGGATGTACGTCCCAACGTAGTCTAATAGGATTAAATCTAGATAATGGATTAGTTTCAGCGTCTTGCCAAGTTTTATGGAAGAAATTACCGGTACCATTAGGAGTAGATAAAATAATTGCCCCTCCTCCTGTTGCTAAGGTTTGCTGTGCTGATATCCAAATTTCTTCTACATTAGAAATAAATGCAGCTTCGTCAATGATTAATAAAGACAATGCTTCTGAACGACCAGAGTCGCCTGATGAAGAAGTTGCTTTAATTTGAGACCCGTTAGTAAATCGTAACGATAATTTATTATCTTCTACAGTTGCTAGTTTCAACCAAGAAGGTAAATTTTCATACATTACTTTTACCTTTAGTACTAAGTTTTTTGCTACTTCTTGTTTCGTAGCAATAACTAGAATATTTTTATCCCCGAAAAACGTCATAAGCCAAAGTGCATAGCCTGCACTTAGCGTCGATATACCTAATTGCCTAGATTTTAAAATGATGTTATAATCGTGATCTCGCAAGCCTCGTAGGGCGTTTTCTTGAAATGGATAAAGATGAAATGGTATTTTGCCTTTTTTCGGATGCTGAATTTGACAGTACTTTTTCATAAAGTGTACAGGGTCTTTTGCACACTTAATGTATTCTTCTTTAATAATATCTTTTATTGACTTTGACTGACTCATAACCTATTAAATTTAATTTGCAGCCCCTATAACAACACCTAATACTGTTGTAACGCTTAATCCTATACTAAGATATTTAAAGACTTTATTCTTTTTCTTTTCTTTTTTAACGTCAGACTCTAAACCAGTTATTATTCCAGTATACTTAACTTCTTTTGCTTTATATAAATCAATTTGACTTTGATAGTTAGAGCACTTTTCAACGTAAGAATTTACTAAACGTTGATTTGTAGAATTTTTCTCTTCTAATTGTATAACTAGAGTTTTTGTTTTTTCTAATTCAGCTTTTGCAGAATCACCTCGAACTAAATCGATTGCAATTTTTTTTGCAGTTTCTTCTGGAAAACAAACTTTATTTGTAACGGTCTGCGAAAAAGTCGGTAAGCTCAGTATGAGTAGCACCGCTAAGATTTTTAATTTTTTTACCATAGTAATTTTGTATTTGTTTTATTTCATGTTTAGTTGAATCAATTTGATGATCCATTACGATTAAACTATCTTTATAGTTAGTAATCAAACTATCATAACGTAATTGATCTTTTTCTAATCCAGCAATCATTTTAGATAAACTGTCAATCTCTTGTTTTTGTTTAGCATATTTGTCTATACCCGAATCAGGCAAATGGTCAAATACTATCACGCCAACTAAAAGCGCGATAACAACTACTAGTACTAAATTAAGTTTGTTAAATTTCATTATGATATTAAATAAATATTAGGCATATACCTAATATCAAATAACTATTAGATATACTCCTAATAATTTGTTAAGTGATAGCTGCTGGGGAAGAAGGAGTTACAGTTGAACCAACTACTGGCGCTGGGCCGCCACCGGCCCCTGTTATCATTTGACCAGGCGGTACTATAATTGTGGCAGTTTTAATATATGAGTCAATAGCAGTGGCTAAGTCTTTAGCTAAATCTTTTTGTGCTGTATCCGCGTCTTTAGCGCTAGTTTGCATTTTTTTAAATGCGGCGTAAATTTGCTGTTCTAATAGTAATTTAATTAATGGCATAACTTTATTTATATTATTTATCTTTTATTGGACCGCCTACAACCCACGCATTACAAGTTCTAGAACCAGCACACTTAAATTTAAGAAAAGTGCAATATCCTAATTTACCAGCTTCGATAGTGTCCCAAGCGTCTTTTTCAGCTCCTTCAGTGTCATCTGTTTCTGGCTCAGCTACTGGTACCTCTTCTTCAGCTACTGGAGTAGTGTCAGGTGCAGGTACTTCTACTTCTTTTTCTCCGGAAAGGATACCTCTTTCAAGACAAGTAAGCATTTTAGAAGTTATATTAAATGCAGCGCAATTATTGCAACGAGAAGTCTTAGCTTCTTCCATGGAATCTAATTGCCATTCTTCTGCTTTCTTTTTCCAAAATTTAATATTTGGATTGTTTGGGTTTAAAGGGCCGTATCCATATTCTTCAATAGCTTTCTGTCTATGTTCAAGATTAACAGAAATGTCTTGTGTTGCCACAGGACACTTCATTTCTTCTTCAGCTTCTTTTAATAAAGTAGATAACTTAATCATTATTTTTTAGTTTTAATAATCGTTTCTTTAAGTATAGAATCTAATTTTTTAGTTATAGATTCTTTTTTACTGTCTTTTGTTTTTGGACTTAAAAGATTTACATCTCCTTGCTTTAACGCAACTCCCCATTTATCTGAACCACTTTTTTCTGGCTGAGGCATAGAATCTCTTTTAGGTGCCCAAGCTTCTGGTTTTGAACGTTTAATCATCATACTTACGTTCTTAACTATATGCTTTGCAATCATTGTGTCGTCGTCATATCCATATTTACCCCATACTTCGCGTGCTTTGTCTTGCAAATTGTCTAAAACATATCCGTAAGTATTTTTTGAAGTAAATGCTAATAAATTTCCTGCTTTAAGATTTGCTGAAATAGTTTTTGTTTCTCCAGCATCAACTGCAATAGCAGTATGTACAGCTTTTAAAATGTCTTTAGGATCTATTTTTCCTGTAACGTTAATAGCTTTTAATTTTGCATCTGGGTTAGCAGCGTATACTTGAGACCATCTATGATGACCGTCTAAGACAAATTCTCCATTGTAAGTAATGATTGGACTACCAACGTCTGGAGTGCCTTTTAAAAACGAATCTAACGATCCATATTGATTAGTGCAAATGTTTTTTAAACTTTCTTCAGCACCAATTTCATTTTGAGTTGGCTTAAGATTTTTAGCTGGTATTTCAGTTTCTGCTACTTCAAACTTTTCATCGTTAGGCTGTCCGTCAGTTTGACCCGCTTTTAGTACTGCCATTACTTTGGGATCGCTTGAATATTGTTGTAATAAATTTACATACGCAGGCACTGACGCGGTCTTAAAGGCTTTTGACAAATCATCTAATTTGTCTTGCGTCTCGTCTTCTTTTATTAAAGTATATAGTTTAATCATTGTATTTTTTTTTTATTTTACCAAAATCTACAAGACCAATATCTAGCTTTCCATCTTGGTCCTGGGTTATCACAGTTATGTCTAGCTCTAAATGATTTTCTTCGAGCTGGATTACCTTTTTTAATTTTCATTCCAGGTTCACCAAACCCAACTTTAACTACATTGCCTTTGTCATTTCTAACATATACAGCACGCTTTCTAGGGCCGCCAGGAGTATAAAATGGTTTTCCTAATTTTACTTTACGGCCTCTATATTCGGCTTCTTCAACTACTTCTTTTTTTTTAGATTCTGTTTTTAACTTTTTAAGTTCTTCAGGCTTTAACTCTGTTGGAGATTGCTTAGGCATTTTCATTTTCTTATCATAATCTCCCATCTTAATTCCTTTTTGCTGCTCTTTAGTACCAAAAGCCATAGCTTCTAATTCTTTTTCAGATTGACGATAATCTTCTAAATTATTTTCAACCCAGCCAGACATCATCATAGCTTTATTTACTGCCTGAGCTACGTCATCTTGATCTGCTTCTGGAAATTTTTCAAAAGCCATATCATATAAATCGTCCCATTCATCTTCATCAGCTAACTTCTCAAATTTCTTTTTATTTTTACTAAAGAAATCCATTACAGCGGCTTCGGTAGAATGAAGATCAGTTGCTTCAGGCTTTTCATCTTCTTTAGCTTCTGTTAAAGCAGATTTAACTGCTCTGCGAATAGCTAAACGTATAATAGATTCTTGAACTTTATGATCAAGTAAATCTTGAACATCTTCTTCAGGCTCAGTAGCTAATATTCTATGAAAAGCTTTATCGGCAGCTTCAGCAGCAGCTTCGGCAGCTTTTAAATCTTTATGCATTACAAGAATAGCTTTTTTAAGTTTTTCTCGTTTAACAGGATCTGCTTCTTTTACGAACGCATTTTTAAGAGTAAGCATTTTAGCTTCAGCATCTTGCATTACAAGCATTTTAGCTTGAAGCTCTTCAGTTGCTTTCCTTAATTCCTTCGATACTTTTGGATTCATATAAATCTTGTTTCAGTTTATTTATAAAATTTTCTTTAAATAGTTCAAATTCTTTTTCTACTTTTTCTGCCATTTCATCTCCACTCATTCCTCCAGACCATTTTTCAATAGATCCGTCTGAATTTGCAAATGTCAAAGGGTCTCTGAACATTTTAGCTATTTCCTTAGCTTCTAGTTCAGCTTGCATTAGCCAAGCTTCTGCATTTCTTAACATTCTTTCTTTTTCATAAGCTTCATATTTTCCTTCAATACGAAGTTTATGCTCAAACACAACTTGACAGTCAAAACAACGTTTTTCCAATGCCCAAAACTTTTTATCAAGTCTTTTAGTCATTGGCTGTTTACATTCCGGGCAGTGACTAGGCATTCTATTTTTTACGAGTAGTTCACGAATTTCATCGAGTTTACCTTTTTTAATTTTAAACCCATCTCGTTGTTCCCACTCTACTCCATTATCATCTGTCCAAACTTCGCCAACTGCACGTTTTGTTTCAGAACCTTTAATGCCAGAAAACCCAATTGTTTTTCTTGATTGAGTTTTATGCGTGCCATCCAACATTTGTCGAATAGCTTTAATATTTTGTAATTTTGCCATAACTTTATTAATAAATATACTATTTCCTAAAAGAGCTGGCTAATCCACCTAAAATGAATTTACCGGTAATTTTAAACGGGTTGTCATATATTGATTTATCTCGAATAACAATACCTTCATGTTCTTTAACAGGTCCTAGAGGAGAAGAAAGTTTATCTAAAATAGCATCTCCTAGCTTCATAGTAGCTAAATAAATAATATATCCGTTAATAGCAGCTTGATAGTCTTTTTCATCAGCTACAAACTCTTTTAAAGGAATATCTTCAGATAGCTTAATTAACACTTCTTTAGATAAAGCAGAAATTGTTTTACCGTCGACTGTCTTAATTGTTGTATTTGGTACTTTTGCTTTGGCTAACCATTGAGAAAGAGTTTTTGTTTCTTCTTCTCCTGGTGCATAGGTAATTGTATATTTTTTATTTAATTCTCCTTTTAAGTCAGGTTCTCCATCTAAAGTAGTTGGAATAGACCCTAAAACTTCATAGCCATTTTCATTAGCTACAGGAGCTAAATTATTCAGTAAGTCTTGCATTGCTGCTTTATTATACGACTTTTCTTTAGTAACTCGTTTAGTTGGAGATACTCTTTCAATTTCAAGTAGCCCATGAACAGCCAGGAAATTTTTACCGTACTGCAATACATTAGTAGATCCTGCTACATATTCAATATTAAATAGAATATTTGGGTTATCCCATAATCCTAAACGTTTTAATGCGGGTTCAATGTCTGGAATTGAATCGTTGAAAATATCTAATACTTTTCCTCCAACTTTAATCATACCATGTCCAGCACCAAAACGATCTTCTAATTCTGCTTTGGTAATTCCTTTAACGTCTAAAGGTTTATTTGAACCTCTATCCATTACAAATACTTTTTTATTATCTAAAGTTATTAAACGAATAGAAGCATTTACTCCGTCAATTTTAACTGACGCAGGACCTTTCTTTAAATAATTTACAGATTGCTGAAATACAGTAACTAAATCTTTTCCAGTAATTACTGTAGGTATATTAAATGGGTGAGCCATGTGTCCTCCAGCTCCTCCTTCTTTTAAAAGAGATTCTTGAGTCGGCATTTTAACGCCATACACTGTTTTAGGAAATTCATTAAAATTATATGAAAATTCCTGCCCGATATGTTTCTTTAAAAATGCTTTAAGCTTTTCTATTTTAGCATTATGAGCAACAGCTTGCTCAGGACTCATATATCCTTCTTCAACTTGCTCTGGTACGCAATTAGGAACTTGTTTATTTCCTTTTTTCTTCATACCTACTTGCTTATATCCGTCCCAGCAAGGATCGTTTTTATCTTCGCCTAAAGACAAAGTGTTGCCCCACCAATCTTTAGAAAATAGTTTTGATTCACTCATAGATTCAATTTTATCAAAAACCATGTCAGCGGTCTTTTGATCATACCAACCGAATATAGCTTTGAATTGTTTAATTTTTTCAGAGCGTGGAATTTTAGCTCCTAACGCTTTACGTAAATTAGTTCCGGACATTTCTCCATAACCTGGAATGTTTATAGATACATGAGGTGCAACTATTAAATAGCCATGCTTATCAAATCCTTGAAGATTAGATTTGTTCTTTTTATAATCTTGATAGTAAGTAGGGGTACCGTCTTTTTTCTTTCCAATAGTAAATCTTGGATCTTCTTTCATATCCTTTTCCCCTACCATAAACACTACTGCAGTTGTCTTAGGATCTAAATTACCTAAAATCTCCTCCGATTTATATGGATTCTTTACCTGTACAAGTCGATCGTCGTATCCGTAATGTCTTATTATATCTTGCTTCTCTTTGAAAGAAAACGGGCTCTTTGGGGGTGTTACGACGTTTGAAGTTGCGATGTAAGTATTAGCTCCTCCAAACTGTTGTTGAAGCCATTTAAAGGCCGCTGCGTGATGCTTTCCAAAAGGCTGAAATCGACCTGGGTATATTGCTATTACTGTTTTAATCATTAATTAAAAACTATATTTCTCCAACTAGTACCGTCATGTATATATAAAGTTTGACTTGAACCGTCCCAATACATTGAGCCGTTTTGAGGTGCTGAAGGTTGATTAACTGGTATTACAAATCCTGGGTTGGTTCCGGATTGACCGACAGAACTAAAATCCATTGTTACTCTACCAGACGGAGTAAACGATGCCGCATTATAATCAATAACTATAGTTTGACTACTAGCCATTTTAATTTCGACAGTACCAGAGCTACCTGGGTCAATACTAACCGACCCTGTAGATCGTAATGTAGTTCCTGTGCCAAATATTCTTACTGTTTTAGAGGCTAACTCGTCAGTAACTCGAATAAAACTTCCAGTTATTTGATCTGAAGTGTAAATATTTCCTGTAAACGCAGCAGATCCAGTAACTAATAAACTTCCACTAATTGCAGCAGATCCTGTATATGGAAAAGTAGCTCCGCCGCCACCATTTAATGCATAAGATGCAGTGGTAGCATAAGATGCGGTACCAATAAACACTCCAGAACTATTAATGCTTGATAATACGGTATCTCCTGAATTTTTCCATTCTGTTAAGTTAGCAGCTTGAGTACTAGCACCTTTAATTAATAATTGAACTTCATTTGCTTTACCTTGAATATCTACTAAAGCGTTAGGAGCTGAAGATATTAAATTTGTCCCTCCGCCGAATCCTGCACGAGCGTTTGTATAATCTACGACCATAACAGCTGCCCCGGGAACACTAAATCCAGCTCTTCCATATGAAGTTTGACCAAAGGTACCGAAATAAATAGAACCAAGATCTGTATAAAACTCTAATTGCGTTGTACTAAGTAATTTTAAGCTTGATCCATTATATTCTAAATTAGTCGTATCGTCGACTGCTGTGCCGGCTGCCGGATAATACGCTAATTTATTTGCCCCACCTGAATTAACTGATCCAGATAATCCTCCAGCAACAGCAGATCCGGTATCTACTGTAATTGAAAATGTTGAGCTATTTCCTTTTGTAAATGTAATTGTGTTTAAACTAACAGAGGCAGTTACTAATAACGAGCCAGTGTCAGCAGATCCTCCGCCGTTTAAAGCGTAAGATGCAGTTAAGGCATACGAGCTAGATAACGATTGCCCTGCATACGAGCTAGATAAAGATTGGTCTGCATACGAGGCTGTTCCTAATAAAGATCCAGTTGCGAGCAACGTTCCTCCATTACCAATAGTTAAGGTATTTGAACTAATT